ATCCAATGTTCAATGGTTCTCTGATTCAGTAAGAGATATTAGAGCCTTTAAAGTGGAAGACTGGTCTGATTTTACTGAAATAGTTAAAAATAATAGGTGATAGATATGGTAGATACACACGAAATTTTTAAAACATTAATTGATGGGGGGCTTAGTAAAACTCAAGCCGAAGCTATTTTGTATTGTTTTAATAGACCATTAAATACATTAACTTTCTATAGAAAACTAATAGAAGCTGGTTTTACAGAACAGCAAGCAGAAATATTAGTAAAAGTTAGCTGGGAAGTTGCAACAAGTAATGAATAGGATGAGGATATAATAATATGGCATTCGTTAATACAAATACTAGAATCAATCAGTTTATAGAACATGGTTTTACTAAAGAGCAAGCTGAGTTTTTGGTTGAAAAAATACCAAATGAAGATTCAATTACTTTTTCTAAAGAACAAACTGAGTTTAAAGATTCAACTAAAATACAGATAGATATTGAAGTTATAAAAAGAACTATGGCTACTAAAGAAGATGTTACTAAACTTGAATCAAAAATAGAATCAAAAATAGAATCTATCAACACCAATATAAAATGGATTATGGCTATTGGTTTACTAATAGTTGGTATTCTATTAAAAAGCACTTTTATTCATTAAACTAATTTAACCATCCATTTATCAAGAGCATCTGTTAACGGTTGAAATCCATCAGTATTTCTATTCTCTAAATCATATGCTCTTATTTCTGTTTCATTGATTATCCTAGGTTTCTTTACTTCTTCCTTGGAAATATTAGCTCTAAACTTAAAATTTGTATTTTCTGTTTTTACCGCATCGTGTTTCTCGTGTATCAATACCTTAGTCATATAGGCAATAAAGCCTTTGAGGTAGTTAAAAGTAGCCTTTACCTTAGGATTCTTAGACATTTTTAAAACAAGCTGGGTAATAAAATTATCAGAAAAAGGCCGTCCTGACTTAGAACGTAGCTCATCACAAATTTTATTATCAATCGATGGTATCATCTCAGATAAAGTTTTGGGTTTAGAATAAGAATTTTTAAAATTAAAAAATTTAGATTTTAGATCTATATTCTTATTAAGATTCTTTTCTTCTTTATTAGAAATTAGAAGTTCCGATTTTTTTAAATTAGAAGGCGGTAACGTTAAATTTCCGACTTTTGTAAAAATATAAATATTTCTTAATATCAATCCATCAACTTTTATAATATTTCGCCACTTACTAACAAACATATGGCTTATTCCTTTTCTTACAGTTCGTAATTGCCTATCTGTAATAAGAAGAGATTCACACAGAAATTTAATTGGTAAATAAATAGTTTTATTGGGAGATTCCTCGATAAGAGGAGATATTATATCTATAAGTTTTAATTGTGTTCTGCTTAATTTGTCTTTATTACGATATGTATTAGAAACTCGAGGTTTTTTAACTTTTAAATTTAACATTTCCTGTGTTAAGTTTCCCTTTTGTTTAAACACATAAACTTTTCTTCTTATTACTCCATCAATCTTTGTAGCCTTACGCCATTCGCTATCAAATATATGATTTATTCCTTTTCTAACAGTTTGTAATTGCCTCTGTGTTATTCTTAGTTCAGAACAAAGAAATTCAAGAGTCAGATAGACTGTTTTACTTGGTGATATCCCCATGTAATAAGAGATGATTTTTAAAAGTTTTGATTGAGTATTATTTAATTTTTGATCTTGTTTTTTTATCATATTCCTTAAAAATTATTATTAATTTGTAATTTTTAAAGAAAAACACTTGACTATTAGATGATATTATCCTATTATCGTAACTGTTCAAAGTATACGAGTTTTTGGTGTTTCTCTTTAAAAAAATACCTCTCCCAGATATTCACTATTATTTTTTTACATAAATCCTCTGTTATGACTGTTGAAAATATAGATTCAAAGGCTATATAATTTTGTATTATTAGTCAATAAATATATAAAAATTTTATGACAGAATTAAACACAGAGACTATACAGAGTAAAAATATGTTAAAAGAAGCTTTTAAAGAATTAGGTAGGTATAGCAAAAATCAATGTAGAGTATTTGACGCTTTAGTTGATATATCTGTAGATAACATTACTTATTTTTCAATTAACAATATGAGTAAAAAAATTAATGTTACACGTCCTACAATTTATAATACATTAAAAACTTTTCAAAAAGATGGTATTTTATCTGAAGAAGGTAAGATTGGTACATATAAATTCCAACAAGAAACTTTAGATTTAATAATAAATTTCTATAAAAAACAGCAAGAATCGGCTAAATGTAAAAAATTGTAAAAAAAATATTTTACAATACTTGACAATATCATTTTTCTCCTATATACTAACCTCATAAGGCAAAAATAAAACGCCTTAAGTGTACAGCTTAAGACGTTTTAAAAAATACAATTAATAACCCTAACCCTTAGTGAGGATTATATGGAAAATATCTCAACCCTACCTTTACGTCAAGCCCAAATTGAAAATCACGAGAAAATCAATTTTTCTTTAAACCATGATACAATAGTTTCTGGTACTAAATCACTGGAAGCTATGAGTGTCGACAAAGCCAAAGAAGCTTTACTTTCAAAGGTTATTTCACCTAAAGAATCAATGCAGCTGCTTTCTAATATGGAAACTTTAAAAGAGGCTCTTTTGATCCAACTTGAACGTAGCTCTTTACCTGAAAATATCACGACAAAACCTGTTTTTTCAAAAGAAGAATCTAGCCATGTGGAATTATCTGATTCTGTTTGCGAAACCTTTGCCAGAATTGGAGTAAGGGCTAGAGAAGCTTTTATAGAAGATCAGATAGAGCGGGCTATAGCTTATAATATCCCTTATGAAAATTATAAGGATGATTACTATAGACTGATGCAGGATATTGACCAGTATGAGTTTTTACTTGAAAAAGCAAAAGAATACTGTGTTGACTGGGATATTAGCGAATATGACCCATTAGCATTAGAGCAGGAAATAGAAGAAGCGGAACATCTTGCTTATCTACAAAATCAAGAAATAAATTATTATTATGCAATAACTAGGGGAGTGGAAAGATAAAAATAAGACCTACGTAATTGTTATGATTGGGTATCTGCAAAGAAACGTAGGTCTTGTATATAAATTTTTATTAAGGTCAAAAACTACAATTAAAGATAAAATCAATAATTACAATTCAAGATAAGTAAAAATATGACAGAAAATTTTAGAGAAGTAAAGGACTACATAATTTCTAGAAAAGAAATATCAAATTTATATTTTAACATGGGAGACGGGATATCAACACATAGTTTATCCATGTGGCTTAAATCTAAAACTGATGATGAATGGGTGGTAGTCCCAAAATTCTTTTGTACTCAAGTTATTAACTTTCTGGAAGAAGAGTTTAAAAAAGAGGGTCTGACTAAAGCATTAGGTAAAAACCTGTATTTGGAACAGATAAAACAATATTTATAAGACGATAGTAAAATACTAATATATTAATATTGGTATATACAGAAACTAATAAATAATAATATACAAAAAACAAGGTATTGGTATGGAAAATAATTACATAGAGTCTTTAATGAGCGAGAAGATAGATGCCTTAGCTGTAGCACTGAGTAAGGCACAATCACTTATTGAAAATGTCAGTAAAGATAAACAGGCTTATGGTTATAAATACGCTGACCTTGCCAGTTGTCTGCAAGCTATAAAAAAGCCTCTTGCTGATAATGGGTTATCAATTTCACAATTGGTAACTCAGGATAGGGACAATAAACAGGTTCTTGTTACTTTATTAATCCATGAATCAGGCCAGTGGCTAAAATCTGTTTTTGGCATAGAAAACGTGGTAATGAAACAATGTAACTCGCTCCAACAAATAGGAGCGGGAATTACCTATGCCAGACGTTATGCTTTATCTGCTATAATAGGCCTTACTCAAGAAGACGATGATGCTAATAGTGTGCCGAAGTTTAAAAAAGAAGAAGAAAGTAAGGAACTTATCAACGAGCTAATTACTCTTTGCAACAGTAATCGTCTAAATACCAAAGAATTTACTAAATTCCATAACATTGATAGCAGTAATATTGAAACTGTCAAAAATGGAATAGCTAATTTTCAAGTTTTGAAAGAAGAGTTTTTACAATCTAAAAATATTCAAGCGGCATGATCATAAGAACTGATATTAATCAAGGAAGTGACGAATGGCATAATCTTAGATTAGGCAAGATTACCGGTTCGTCTTTTAATAAATTACTAGGCACACCCGCAGCAAAGGAAAAATACCTGTATGACAAAGCTAATGAAATAGTAACACGCTGTAAATCTGATGGGGATAGTTTTAATAATCTTCACATGCAACGGGGAAGTAATTTTGAGTCAGTAGCTAGAACCCGTTATTTGCTTGAAACTTTTTCTATTGTAAAAGAAGTTGGTATAGTAATAGTAGATGATTACCTTGCCTGTTCTCCAGATGGTTTAATTGACGAAGACGGCCTTATTGAAATCAAAGTACCTGATTCAAACAACTATTTTAGGCAATTGCTTCAAATATCTGCACAAGGAATAACTTCTATCCCGAATGAATATTATATACAGATGCAATTTAACATGTATGTTTGTGGTCGTAGCTGGTGTGATTATGTGCTTTATAATCCACAACATGCAATAAATGACAGGGAAATATTTATCTATAAAGTACTACGGGATGATGAAATGCAAAAAAAGATTGGACAAGTATTAGATGAAAGTATTATCAAAATCAAACAGTATGTAGATCAGTATTTTGCTCTATGTAAAAAAAAAGAAAAAGAGGTGGCATAGGGATGAATAAATTTATTTTAATATTATTGTGTTTAATTCTTACCAGTTGCGCTTCTTTAAGAGACCCAACGGAAGAAGAACTGGAAGATTTTAAAAAAGAATCTTCTCGTTCTGATTTAAGGACAATGGTAGGAGAAATAGCAATGGATTTTTAGACTTCTAAAATCTCGATTGGATACAAAGCCTCTACCATCTTTTTTTTAGCCTTATAGATTTCCGTTTTAAACCCTTTTACATCTTCAATAGTTACATCACCATTTGCCCAGAATATTAAGAAATCACAAACATATTTTACGCCTCCTGGTAGATGAAAAGGTACTTGTCTTAAAAAAAACAATATATCTCCGGATTTCTGAAGTAATTTTAAGATGTTATACCTATTAGCTTCTTTCTTGGAAGAAAACTTTATACCATCAACATTAGTTCTTCTGGCCTTGAATTTATGTTTTATCATTTAGGGTGTTTACAAAAAATAAATTTTAGGTATTCTCTATATATTCCCATGACAGGATTTTATATTAAGTTAATTATTGTAAAAACGCTTTAAGTCAACGCTTTAAGCGTTTTTATTTTTAAAGGCTAATCTCCAGTTTAATGTGTTTGCTTCCTACTGGATTCTCAGGAGTATCATCCAAATAACTCTTAATATTCTGGAATACCTGATAAGTAAGCTTATTGATCAACTCCTCTGAAAATTCTTCTTTTTTAGGGGTAGTATCTTTTTTAGCTTTTACTTCTTTAGCTTCAGATTTGAACTTATCAAGAAAATTGCCATGGGGTTTTAAAAATTCCTGCTCTCCTCTCATCCATGGAGGCATGGCTATATTTTTGACAATAGGATTTTCTTTTTTGTCTTCTATAATTTTACGCATTATTGCGAATTGTTTAGCTCCTACCATAATACTGATTAAATTAAAAATTAAGAAATATATACGCCTAAAAATGGGTTATAACCAGATTTCCATACTTTTACAAACCTTGGGTCTTTTGTATTAGTTATAGTTCTATAAGTACCTCTTCCTGTTATAGCTTCCTGTTCTGCAATTGCTTTTACATATTCATCACTATAATAAGGCGCAAACTTATCTCTACTTCTAATTTCTTGCATTGCTTTATTAAGTTTATCTTGTTGTTCAGCTTGACGCGCTTGTTGTTGGCGTACAACTTCGGCTTGGCGTGCCTGTTCTTGGGCTACACGTTGTGCTTCAGCAGCACGGGCTTGTTCCATCCTTTGTTGTTCAAGTGCAAGTTGTCTTAGTCTTTCTGCTTCCTGAGCCTGTCTTCTTTGAGCTTCAGCAGCTTCAGCTTGTCTTTGTGTTTCTAGTTGACGTTGCATTTCTTCTCTTGCCTGTTGCTCACTTCGAATACGTGCCTGTTCTTGTGCTGTCCTTTGCGCTTCTTCTGCTTGTTGGTAACGTGCTAACTGTTCTTGTAAACCTTGACCGGAAGCTTGAGCAGCACGCAGACCTTCTTGAGCCCCAAGTAGTTCCTGTTGATATCTATCTCTTTCTCTTTCAATTTCGCTATATCGTGTGTTTAGAGCAGCAAGATTATCTAAACTGATGTTTCTATCAGCAAGACCTCTAAATACCTCTCCAAGAGCCCCAGAACGTCCCTCTCCTATACCAGCTTGCATTCCCTCATTCCTAGCTACGGCTCTCATGTGAGGCCATTGCCATAAATTTTCATTTTGATAATTTTTATATAACTCTTCGTTCTCGGCTTGGTTGTTAGCAAATTTCTCAGCTCCAAGCTTATTAGTATCCCTAATGGTTTTTAATAAATCCCCATAGCCTTTTTGGCTCTGAGCTCCTATCTGACCTAACTGTTTTATTTTATCAATTTCTTCTTCATGCCCAAGTGCTAGCTGATCTCTTAAGGATTCCTGCATGATTTTATTTCTTTGTTCTAAAACAGCTTTGTTAAGTTCCGCTGCTCGTTCTTCTGCTGCTTTTAAATGCTGAGGAGACCTATATTGACCAAGTCTTATATATTGATTACCAAGAGCTTCTAGGTCTTTTTGCATCCTCTCTGCGGCCGATTGCTCAAGCATGGAAACCTTACCTGCCATAGCGGGGTTTAATTTACCAAGGGCGCTAGCTGATAAACTTGGATTATCTAATAAGCCTCTTGTAAGCGCTTTTCTTTGATCTGTGTAACTATCTTTAAGCGATGGGTCTAATCTTCCAAGTATATTACCGCTCGCTTGAATCTCAGCGGGTAATCCTGCAACTAGCTGTCCAGTATAACGAGCAGGTTGTGTCCTTGTTGTATCCCACTGACTTGCTGGTTTTGATGGGTCTACTCCATAAGCTCGTAGGGCCTGTGCTATTTGCTCTGTTTGTGGTTTTGCCAAATCCGGATGTAGGGGCTCGTCTGGATTTATACCTGTAGTTCTTAATGCCTGTTCTAATAATTGAAGTTTCCTGTAAGGTTCGTTTGCTTCTCTATCAAATTGAGCTTTAGCAGCTCCAATCCCCATATTGTTATAAGCTTGTTTTTGAGCACCAAATTGCTCTAGGTTTTTAACTAGCGCTTCTCTTTGTGCTTGTTTGCCCGCTTGTAAACCCTGTAATGTGCTAGCTGTTTGACGATTACGGGAACTTTCCAGACTACCGCTTACTCTAGCAAGATTTTCCAGTGTTCCTTGTGCTTCAGGTAAATATCTTCCTATATCACCTTCAATTCTACCGGTAAAACCTGCGATTTGCGGTTGTATTGCGCTCCTGAATTCATCGCGGAGTTTATCAAGAATAGGCCCTTGTGTAAATCCTCTTTGCGCTCCTTGAAGTTGTCCAAGTAACCCTTGTACGTTAGCTGGTGTTATTCCTTGGTTATCACGAGAGAGAACACTTTGAATTTTACCTGAATATGGAGCTGGTTTTGCTGCAAACTGCTGTTGCAGATTTCTTGCTCTTTCAGTTAAACTGGACATCGGGGAAACAGTAGCTCCTCTATAAGGAGCGTAATTTAAACTACCGACTCTTGCTTTTTCTCTAGCAAGTAATTTATAGGCTTCTCTGGTTAATTCTTCTGGGGCATAAGCTGTTTTTGTCATTATTTACCTCTCATATAACTTGCCAAGTCTTTTGCCTTAGGTGGAAGATTTACTTTACCGCCTCTTTTATGTTTACGAATATTTGACATGAATTTATAAAGCTCTTTTGCTCCGGCATCATTATTTCCATCGCCTAAATCTGACACTACATCTGCGGGAATGACAAACTCCCCGTCAGAAAGAACAGCAGGGATTTTATCATCTTGTCCTTTAGTCTCTCCCGCTATATAACGACCAAGCCCTGATGGATATTCCATTTCTTCAACTTCAAAAAAACCATTGGTTTTAGCTTTGCCGCCTTTTTTCATAACTAAAGGCTCACCGCTAAAATCAGGATTGTTATAGTAATTTAACCATCTCCCGCTTTTTCTATATTCTTCAGGAGTATTACTTTTGACATAAAGCGGATCAATAGCAAATCTTTCCTCAGGCAAGAACTTATTACGCTCTATCCTGCGTTTCATTTGAGCTAAGGCTAAATCCTGGGATTCTTTTTGCCTTAATTCTTCCGGTGTTAACATTAAAGCTTTTTGATAAGCTTTTTCATCTCTAGCTCTTTTTTCCGGAGTTTCTTTTTTAGGTCTGTTCATAAATGAACTACCAACTACTCCAAGTGTTAAAAGGTTAGCTGGGTCAGAAAGGTAATCTTTACTTTTACCGATTAATTTATCCATAAAAGGCAAATCTTCAGCTGCTGCTGCATCACTTCCAGCTCCTATGCCAAGACCAGCATAACCGCTAGGAATTTGTCCTTTTGCACCACCTCCAGAAGTCAATAAGGAAGCAAGCCCTGTACCCTTAGCTCCTCCCATCAAACTACTACTACTTTCCCCTCCAAGGCCCAGCGCAGGTAATATGGCATTAGTATTTCCATAATTAGTAAGAGAAGAGGCAAGGCTATTAGCCCCAAGCTTTCCCGCACCCCATCCAAGAGCTGATGCCGCAGAAGGAAGAGCTGCGCCCATGCCGGCACCTTTTAAAGCTCCTTGTAAAAAGTTTTTACCCCTTGCTTTATTCTGAACACCTTGACCAAGTGCACCACCTATAATACCACCTATTCCTGGAGCAATAATATTACCAAGTATTGCTCCAGCTCCTCCTCCAAATACGCTTTTTATTGCTTTCCACGGATTTTTAAAAAAACCAAACTGAGGCAAACCGGTTTTAGGATTAATTGTACCTTTTCCGCCTAACCCTTTTAATATTTCAGCTTCTAAAGGATTAATATGAGCAAGTACTGTATCTTCCCCTTTTCCTTGTTGCCTGATCATTTCAGCTAAGGATGGATAAGGATTGGCTTTTTGACTTTTTACTTTTCCCCCATGTTTATAAGGAGCTCCTACTGGCGTGTTTAAATAAGGAGTAGCAAGTGATGACTCAAGGGGATATAAATTATCCTCCGTTAAATTACCGGACATTGGTTGTGGAATTAACTGGTTCATTCCTTGAGCGTAAGGAGTTTTATCATTTTGCCCAAAATATTGATCCTGATATGGATTGAAATTTGTATCGGGTGTTACTGTGTTTTGAAAGTTATTATTAAATTTTTCAAACATTTCTTTCTCCTGGTTCGTTTGCCATAATATTGTAAACTATTTTAGCCCATTCCTGCCATTTATCGAAATTTATCGATTTCTTACCTTCTTTGACGGAAAAAGGAGCTGGAATACTAGCTTTTGCAAATATTCCTGTACTTACTACTATATTCCCCCATTCCTGCCATTTTTCTTCATTCTCAAGTAAAGGTATGTTTTCATTTGGGAAATCTACAGTTAATGCAGCTGCCCAATCTTTTAAAGCAATATACTCAGGCCATACTACCCTAATCATTCCTAAGCGTCTCCATCTCCAAGTGCTAGTAACATCATCAAATATCCAATTTCAAAATTCTTGGTAGAAAAAAATGTAAAATTCATGTGCCTACCTTGCACATTCATATCAAGTTTACCGGTAGTACGTGTAAAAAAAATTGGATCACTAGCCACATTTGGACTTTGTGCATATTCCTTAGTATTTACGATAAGTTCTATTCTATCAGTATCATTGTCCATAAGGAAATCAGGCTCAATTCTTCTTAAATCTACCCACCTATCTACTCCTGTCTGTTGCTTAAGAGGATTAAATGCTGACCAAGAAAATGTTGGAGTAGTAAATGATGAAGGAATAGAAACAGTCAGTAGCTCATTACCTCCCAAAAATCTTGGATAATATACTTGGTCTGTTCCTACTTCATGTCGCCATACATAAGAATAAGCATCGACGTTTACTAAAGGTTTACCAAAAGTACACATAAACCCTAAATCTTCAAAGAATACACCAGCATCTCTGTTAATAGCCGTATCATACCAAGAATTTTCACGTTTATTGTAAATTAATGCCCGAGTGTTTTTTACAGGGTTACCTTGGCCTTTTTCCGGATAAAACCACCAGATTTCGCCGTATTTTGTGTTTTTAACACCGAATACTTTTTGTCTGTAATTTAAGTCTATATTATTAAAAAAGTAATTTAGACTCATAGTGTTAGGCATTTCCTGAACTATCCCGTTATAGACAAAAAGTATTCGGTG